GTTTAGGACTAAACTGTTGCAACAAGCTGATCGAAACTTTGATTATGAAGCAGCTGACGAGATATTCAGTCTGTGGAAAGATCGTAAGGCATTGATTGGTCAAACTGTAAACGCTGAAAAGTCTAGTAGAAATGCTACCGTTAAGAGTGCATCTACTGGAGGAGCTTCAGGAACGCAGACGAATAGTAAGAAAATCTTTAGGCGTGCAGACATTATTAAACTAATGAAAAACGACCCTGATAGATATTCAGCCATGTCAGATGAGATAATGGTAGCTTATCAAGAGGGGCGCGTTAAATGATTAAATAACTAAGGAAGAAATAAGATGACTACATCAGTATATCCCAATCAAGGGGGTGTTGTAAATAACACCAAAGCAGCAACATTTATTCCAGAGATTTGGAGTGATGAGGTACGTGCAGCGTATGAGAAGAGCCTCGTACTTGCTAACCTAGTAAAGAAGATGGGCATGACAGGCAAGAAAGGCGATACTATCAATATCCCTGCTCCTGTTCGTGGCGAAGCTGTAGCTAAGACTTCAGGCACTGCCGTTAGTATCCAAGGCAACACTGAAGGTAACGTACCTGTACTCATTGACAAGCACTTTGAGTATTCACGTCTCATCGAAGACATTACTGAAGTACAGGCTTTGTCTAGCTTGCGTCAGTTCTACACTGGTGATGCGGGTTATGCACTTGCTCGTCAAGTAGACACTGATCTACACGCACTTGCAAAAGACTTAGGTAACGGCGCAGACTCTTACGTCAACACAGCTTCGTTCTATTGTGATGCGTCTACAGGTCTTACTGCTTTTGCTACAGACACAGTTACAACAGCAGATGTCTTTACTGATATTTGTTTCCGTGACTTGATTCAAAAGATGGACGATGCAGACGTTCCTTTTGATAACCGTTGCTTTGTAATACCACCTTCATTGCGTAATGCAATTATGGGTGTTGATCGTTACGTGTCTTCTGACTTTGTTAGTGGCGCGCCTGTAGAGAATGGCAAGATTGGTAACCTGTACGGCATTGACGTATTTGTATCTACCAACTGCGCTACTTCTGAAGCAGCAGGTGACAACACAGCGGGTGGCGAAATCAAAGCTGCATTGCTCCTCCACAAAGACACGTTCGTGTTAGCGGAGCAGATGGGTGTTCGTTCGCAGACGCAGTACAAGCAAGAGTGGCTTGCCAACTTGTATACTGCTGATCAGCTGTACGGTGTTAAAGCACTCCGTCCTGATTCTGCATTTATCATGAACGTAAACGCCTAGATAGGAGTTGGGGAGGCAGTGCTGCTAGTCGGTGCTGTCTCTCCTTTTCTTTATGAGTAAAAAAGACCCCAGAATAACCAAGTTAGGCGTAAGTGGGTATAACAAGCCCAAACGTACCCCTAACCATCCTACAAAAAGCCATGTTGTATTGGCTAAAGAAGGCGACACAGTTAAGACCATACGCTTCGGTCAACAAGGTGTCTCAGGCGCGGGGAAGAACCCAACAACAGCAGCAGAGAAGGCAAGACGTAAGTCCTTTAAAGCTCGCCATGCTAAGAACATAGCAAAAGGCAAAACATCAGCGGCCTACTGGGCTAATAAAGAAAAGTGGTAACTAACAGGACATAGACATGACAGTCATAGTAACCAAGAACAGCTCAACAGCCTCATCCGTCCCAACCACGAGTGACTTGGTTCAAGGCGAGCTTGCGGTCAATGTAACTGACAAAAGACTATTCACAGAGAATGCGTCTACTCAGATTGTAGAGTTGGGTACTAATCCTTCTACTATCACAACCACTACCGCGACTGTATCTGGCACTCTCACAGCTAATGGTACGTTTGCTTCTAGCAACGCAGTCGTCACAGGTGGCACAATCAACTCTACGCCCATTGGGGCGACAACTGCATCTACTGTACGAGGCACGACAGTAACGGCTACTACAGGCTTTGTAGGCGGTCTGACAGGCAACGTAGTAGGTAACGTCACAGGTAACGTCACTGGCAATGTAACTGGTAACGTCACAGGCGATCTAACAGGTAATGTCACAGCCTCTAGCGGTACGTCCACGGTTAACAATTTAGTCGTCAACGGTACAGTAGACTTTACAAACACGCGACTGACAGACGTAGCCGAACCTACGGCAAGTTCTGACGCTGCTACGAAGAACTACGTTGATACTTCTATCGCGGCTGTTATTGATGGCGCACCTGCGGCACTAGATACTCTAAACGAGTTAGCTGCTGCACTGAACGATGACGCATCCTTCCATACTACAGTTACCACCTCCCTCGCGGGTAAGCTACCGTTAGCGGGTGGAACAATGACAGGTCAACTGTCGTTAGGTGCTAATAAGATTGTTAGCGTTGCTGACCCTACTCTCGCGCAAGACGTAGCGACTAAAGCCTACGTTGATGCAGCAGACACCACAGGACTACCTCTTGCGGGTGGCACTATGTCTGGTGCTATCGCAATGGGTACGAACAAGATCACAGGTATGGGTGATCCTACTTCTGCACAAGACGCAGCAACTAAAGCCTACACAGACTCGATACTAGGCAGTGCTACCTCAGCAGCTACATCAGCCGCAGCAGCAGCTACATCAGCTTCTAATGCTTCTACCTCTGCTAGTGGCGCAGCGACTTCCGCTACAAACGCAGGTAACTCGGCTACAGCTTCCGCTAGTTCAGCAGCAGCAGCAGCGTCTACATACGATGATTTTGACGACCGCTACTTAGGCGACAAAGCCTCAGACCCTACACTGGACAATGACGGCAACGCGCTACTAACAGGTGCTTTGTACTTCAATACTACGTCAGACAAGATGAAGGTCTACTCAGGCTCTGCGTGGAGCGATGTTGCTCCTACTGCTACCAGTGTCACTGTTAGTCAGATCAGCGACTACAATGGAACTGCTACCGAGTTAAACTACACTGACGGCGTTACTAGCCCTATCCAGACTCAGCTAGACGCCAAAGCCTCACTAGCCTCCCCAACCTTCACAGGCACAGTGACGGCTGATGGTTTGTCTCTTGGCGATAACGACAAGGCTACGTTTGGTGCGGGTGATGACCTACAGATTTACCATGATGGTAACCATAGCAGGATTGTAGAATCTGGCGGCGGTGACATGATTATTCAAGGGGATGAATTCTCCCTTATGAATGTTGCCGGTACTGAATATATGATTTTTGCAGACAATGATAGTTTTGTTAAATTATATTATGACGGTTCAGCCAAACTAGCCACAACCGCCACAGGCATAGACGTTACTGGCACAGCCACAATGGATGGGCTTCTTATTGGGGCTGCAAGTGCAACATTAACTTTGCAAAATACTGATACGTCAGGCGTTGCTCAAATCAACTTTGTTGATGCTCAAAGTGGGCCAAGCACTGTAGCAAATATACGGTATAATGATGTTTCAAATTCTTTTGAAATCCAAGGTAACTCAAACGGCACTTTCTTTTTAACGCCGAGCAACACCTTCCCTAATACCACAACAGCAATGAAAATTGCTTCTAACAACGACATCTCCTTCTACGAAGACACTGGCACGACTCCTAAGTTCTTCTGGGATGCTTCTGCTGAGTCTTTGGGTATTGGTACTACGAGTCCTGCTTATAAACTTGATGTGTACACTACCGCAGCAGCTTTTGCAGCCAAGATTAAAAACTTTAATGGCACAGAGTCAGGTGGTGGCCTATGGGTAGACACTCGTTGGAACACTGCTAACAATAGACCTTTAAAAATCACAACAAATAACGAAGGCACTAGCCTCTTAGAAGTTACTGGCACTGGAAATGTAGGTATTGGTACTACGAGTCCTAACGGCAAACTTCACGCTTTTATCGGAGCTACAAACAATAACGGTGTTGTTGTAACTAGTGCAAACGATGCGCTTGTAACAGGAAATCACTTCCATGCTATTGCCTCGCGTGGAGATACATCTGCCTATAACTTGCTAAAACTAGAAAACTCTCTTGGCACTAAGATGATTGTCCAAGGAAATGGCAATGTTGGTATTGGTACTACCACTGTCGGACAGTTTGGCGGCGTTGATGTTGGACTGACAGTAGATGGCGGTGGAGCTTACAGTGGAATTGCAGTTACTGATGGCGCTACAACAGGCTCGTTGACTCAAGGTTACTCGACAACGTATCTGTATAACCAAGCTAACGGCAATATGCTGTTCGGCACTAACAACACAGAACGTATGCGCATTGACTCATCAGGCAACCTGTTGGTGGGTAAGACTGCGGTAAACACAAATGTTGTCGGCGTAGAATTTAAGCCTTCGGGACAAGTTCTTTCAACGGCAGACGGCACAAACCCACTACTGCTTAATAGAAAAACATCAGACGGCGAAATTGTTCGTTTACAAAAAGACGGCACAACCGTAGGTAGTATTGGTGTTGATAGTAACTACCTTGAAATAGGGTCTCAAAATGGTGTGCTAAACATAGGTCGAAGTGACGCCACAACGTATTACCAGATGATAGACAGTTCTGGTTCTCCCAATCCTAGAATACAAGCATCGGTGGACAACTCTGCTGACATTGGTGCTAGTGGTAATAGGTTCGTTGACCTCTACCTATCAGGCACTGCTAAAGTAAACGCAGTAACTTATACAGGAACGGACGGTACATCTGGACAAGTTCTAACTACTGACGGCTCTGGCAATGCTACGTTTGCTGATGCGGGTGGTGGTGGTGGAATGACGTTAATTTCTGTGACAAATGTTACAGGAAGCCCATCTACTATTCTTATCGACTCAGGAATAGATTCTACTTATGACAATTATAAAATCATAGCTAGATTGGTTACTACTAGCGCCGAAGCAGCCACTTGGATTAGGTTTAAAATAGGCGGCTCTATTATTACAACTTCCACTTATCGGTATGATATATACAGCACTTTAACTAATTTGCCTTACTACGGGACTGTTGCTGATGATGGCGGCAGTTATGAAATTAATTTGTATGACGTTAATAGTTCATTTAATAAAAGAGCAAGAATATTTGAAGCAGGATTAACCGGTTCTACTGTAAGACAACAAGAAGAAGCTATTATCAACACCAATACAGGCGTTTTAACTGGCTTTCAGTTAGGTTTAAGTAATGGCGCTTGGGGCGCTTGTCAACTTTACCTGTACGGCTACAACAAATCATAGGATTAAACAATGACACGTTATCACGCAACACCAAATGGCAATGTTCCGTTTACTCCTGAAGAAGAAGCTGAATGGGATGCAATGGAAGCTGAATACGCAGCAGGCGCAGACGATCGTGCCGCTGAGGAAGTCAGAACTAAACGCGACTTGTTACTGGCCGAGACTGATTGGCACGGTATGTCTGACGTTACTATGTCTACTGAAATGGCAACTTACCGCCAAGCCTTGCGGGACATATCAACCCAAGCAGGATTTCCAAACGAAATAAATTGGCCTACTAAACCGGAGTAATACAAATGGCAACATTTAACTGGGTTATTTCTACCCTAGAGTATGACCTGCAACCTGCCGAGATGGACGGAGCAGTTATCGTGGCGCATTGGCGTTGCAACGCAGAACAAACAGAAGGTGAAGATACCTACACCGCATCGGCTTACGGCACTTGCGGCTTCTCACCTGACACGACATCACCTGACTATGTACCCTACGCAAACCTCACGGAAGCTGAAGTATTAGATTGGTGTTTCAACGGTGGTGTTGATAAAGACGCTACTGAAACTAGCCTGCAAGCTAACATTGACGGTCAGGTAAATCCCGTCACGGCTAACGGCACACCTTGGTAAACAACGGAGAATCTAATGAGTAAAGACAACAAACCTCAGATGATTACGATTGACGGCGTTGAACACGACACTGCTACATTTACTGAAGAGCAGATTACGATGACTAATCACTGTCTTGATCTGGACAGGAAGATAGCTAACATGAACTTCCAGTTGCAGCAGTTGCAGGTCGGCAAAGATTCGTTCTTTAAGTTGCTTAAGGACTCTTTGGAAGACACGGATCGGCCTACTGAACCAGAGTAGAACTAAATGATTGAAATCACACTAGCGTTAGGTGCGGCTAAAAAGGCCTTTGATTTAATACAGTCTGCCATTGATACAGGTCAACAGGCTAGTGGCCTAATGGATCAGCTTGGCAACTTCTACGATGCCAAAGACAAGGTTCAAGAAGCTAAGGAAGAGCATAAGCGAAAGCCTAACGGCGCTTACGGCGAAGAGTCGGTCGAGTCTTATGCTTTGAAAGTGATACAAGCAGAAATTGCCTGTGATGACTATGAGGCTAAGATTAAAAAGATGTTCATGGCGCAGGGCAAGACTCCGCTTTATCACAAAATGCTTCGGGTTAGATCAGAGGAACGTGACCGAAGAGCTGCGGCTCAGCGTGAGCTTTTGAAGATACAACGCGAGAAATTGCAGCGACAACGCGAGATAAAGAACTTAGTCATCGCCTTGGTCGCTTTGGCGATATGTGCGGGTTCTGCAATCTTCATGGCGGCTGTAACGGTTGGATAGTAGTAAAAGGACAACAGCAATGGTAGAAGACAGGTTAAGTAGGCTTGAACAAAAGATAGATACGTTGTCAGAAGCAATAATTTCTTTAGCTCGTGTTGAAGAGCGTTTAGTAACTGTTTTTAACCGTCAATCTACAATAGAAACAAAAGTAAACGACATAGAAACAAAAGTAGATTCATTGACAAACAGCATGGTTTCTGCTAAAATAATAGAAAGGTTTGTCTGGGTTATTGTTGTAGCGGCTATTGGAGCTGCTTTTACGTACATGGGGTAGTTACATGACATATTTACAATTAGTCAATAGCGTACTACGCCGACTAAGAGAATCAGAAGTAGACACAGTAGCAGAGACAAGCTATTCAGCCCTTATCGGAGACTTTGTTAACGATGCTAAGCAGCTTGTAGAAGACTCGCACAGTTGGTCTGCTTTACGTGTTTCTATTGATTTTGACACAGTTAACGGAACGTCTGTGTACCCTCTAACAAACGCAGGACAAGAAGTAGAAGTACGAGAGGCATTGAACACAACAAGCAAGACTAGGTTTACTACTAGCAACAGAACAGAGATGAACAGGTATTATAAACTAATGACACCTACTTCTGGTTCTCCTTCTAAGTTTGCTTTTACTGGTACAGACGCTAATGGCGACATTACTGTACAAGTATACCCACAGCCAGACAGCATTTACAGTTTGTTCTTTGATGCGTTTGCTAGACAGGCTGATTTAACAGCAGATGCTGATGTACTAAAAGTGCCATACAACCCTGTGTTGCAGCTTGGTTTAGCTATGGCGTTACGTGAGCGTGGCGAAACAGGTGGGCAGTCAGCAGCAGAACAGTTTGCTATAGCTGACGTATCTCTGTCAGACGCTGTAGCTTTTGATGCTAACAAGTACCAAGAAGACACTACTTACGTAGCAGTCTAAGGAATCTTAAATGGCTCAACAACTACAAAGCATTACAATTACAGCGCCAGGATTTGCAGGTATTAACACGCAAGATGCGCCGTTAGCACAAGAGCCTAGCTTTGCTGCTGTAGCAGATAACTGTGTAATTGACAAAGAAGGCAGGGTTGCTTCTCGTAAGGGCTATGTCATGCTTACTACTAACGGCCCTGCTGTTCTTGGTAGCTCTGACGGTATTGAGTCTATGGGTGAGTTTGTTGCTGAAGATGGAGACGTAACATTCTTATCAGCAGGTAACAACAAGATATTTACAGGAACAACAACATTAGTAGACGCAACACCTTCGTCTTACACTATTGCTGCTAACAACTGGAAGTTTGTATCGTTCAATGACCATATGTTTATGTTTCAACGTGGTCAAGAACCGCTGCTGTACTCAGATCATGCAGGTACAGTTGAAACAATGTCATCTCATACACACTCTACAGGCACGCCTCCACAGGGTAATGAGTGTCTAGCAGCGTTCGGTAGGTTATGGGTAGCAGACTTTACTAATGACAAGTCTACAATCTACTGGTCTGACCTGCTTAACGGTACACATTGGACAGGAGGCTCTACAGGCTCGATAGACATTACTAAGGTGTGGCCTACAGGGTATGACACTATCGTTGCTCTAGCGGCTCACAATGGCTTCCTAGTGATCTTTGGTCGTAGCTCCATTGTTATCTACTCAGGCGCAGACGATCCGGCTACTATGGTCTTGTCAGACACTATATCTAACGTAGGTTGCGTGTCACGAGACGCTGTTGTGTCTACTGGTAAAGACTTGATCTTCTTAGATGACTCAGGTGTTCGTAGCCTTGCACGTACTATACAAGAGAAGTCAGCGCCTATTGGTGACATCTCTAAGAACGTCAACAACGACATTAAGTCACTGTTTATAGCAGAGACAGGCAACATCAGTATGCACTACTCTCCTCGTGAGGCGTTTGTGCTGCTTAACTTTCAAGCACTAGGTGTTGTTTACTGCTTTGATACACGGTTTCCGCTACAAGACGGCAGCTACAGAGCAACTACATGGTCGCACATTAACCCGCTGTGCTTTACAACTATATCAACAGAGGCGTTGTACATAGGCTCTAAGACAGGTGTAGCTAGTTACTCAGGCTTTACAGACAACACTACTGGTTACTTGCTTAGCTACTTTAGTCATCCGTTGAGCTTTGGTGATACAGCTAAGCTCAAGTTCTTGAAGAAGATTAACTTAACTACGTTTGACGGCGCAGAAGCTACTGTAGTGCTTAACTGGGCTTATGACTACTCTGGTGCGTACACTAAGCAGGCTTATGTCTTGCCTAAGTCTAACGTGGGTCAGTACAACATCTCAGAGTTTAACACAGAGGCTGAATACTCGTCGTCTATATCTCTTATTAACCGTCAGAAGATCAACACTAGCGGTCAAGGAACTGTAGTAGCTGTAGGCGTAGAAACAACAGTAGAAGGCAAGACTATTGCTCTACAAGAGATAAACATTCACGCATTACTAGGAAGGATTGTTTAATGAGTAATTACACTAAGATTACTAACTTTGCAGCTAAAGACGCAATGGTCAGCGGCAACCCTGCTAAAGTAATTAAAGGCACTGAAGTAGGCGCTGAATACGATGCTATTGCTGTTGCAGTAAATAGTAAGTCTAATTCAGCATCTCCTACGTTCACAGGCACAGTAACAGCAGCAAACTTAACTGTCTCAGGCACTACAACGCTATCTACTGTTGACGGTGGTACATACTAATGACTCTTGACGAGGCTAAGCAGACATTAATGCTAGAGCTAGTCAGAGCAACACAAGGCAACTACTCAGTAGAAGAGTTATTAGAACTTTACTACTTTATGATAGAGCCTGAAGAAGACAACAAACCAACACTAACAGTATTAAACAGGACACAGACATGAAATACGCAAAAGCAATAGGCAAGTTTGTAAAAGCTAAGTTTATGAGTGCAACTGACGAGCAAGCTACTGTTACTATTTTATTAGCTGCTTTTATCCTTATTGTGTTAGCGGTGGCTTAGATGTTAGCAATGTTAGGATCACTTATCGGGCCAGTGTCTGACTTATTAGACAAGGCAATACCTGATAAAGACTTGAAAGAAAAACTAGCCCATGACATTGCGACTATGGCAGAGCGTTATACGCACGAACAAGTTAAGGCACAGCTAGAGATTAACAAGATTGAAGCCAAGCACAACAGTATGTTTGTTGCAGGATGGCGACCCGCTTGTGGTTGGGTTTGTGTGTTAGGTATGGCAGGTAACTTTCTAATAATACCGTTTGCTAACATGACCCTAAACCTTCTTGAAACAGGCGTTGAAGTGCCTATGATTGATCTTGCGACAATGCTACCTGTGCTGATGGGAATGCTTGGCCTTGGTGGCTTACGCAGTTTTGAGAAGGTTAAGAAAGTAGAGCGCAACGCTTAGGAGTTATTATGCCCTCAACAGCAGAAGAGTACGCACTAAGCGTTTTAAACGGAACAGCGACACGCGGCGGTGCTGTTAATGCCGCAGGCTTGCTTTCATTACAGAAGGCAGCAGAAGCGGGAACAGCAGCTGCTACAGGCGGTGGTCTTTTGTCAGGTGGTCTTGGAAGTTTGTTATCGTTTAATCCGGCAGGTTTGCTTGCAGGGCTTGCTTTTTCAAAGATTCTAGGTCGTGGTGGAGAAGGACTACAAGCAACACCAATGACTCCAGAAGAAGCAGCGGAGTTTGAGGCAGAAAGCAGGCTATCGTTAGCCCAATCCGGCATGCAAGAAGGAGGCGAAGGCGCGTTTGAAATGCTTATGGACGCTGTAGAACAAGCTAGAAAGGCCGGCTTGTCCGAAGAAGAGCTTAAACTGGACGAGATGGACGAAGGTTTAAGATCGCCTGTATTTCCCTTTTTAGATTACCCTACGCTTGAAGGCCTTGAAGCTGGCGGCGGCGGTAGCACAGCCAAGACAGCAGCGGAAGAAGCATTAAGCAATGTATCAGCAGAAGGTGGTTTCTCAGAAGCAGAAGCTAACGAAGTCTATGATTTAATTAAAAACGGCACTGTAACGACTGCTGAAGTGTCTGGCGTATTTAACGTCCCTGAAGGAATTATAAACGCAGCTTTAGAGACTATTAACGCTGAACGAGCCGCAGCTGCCACTGTAGACCCCGTAGGAGGCTCTACAAGCTCGTTAGAGAGCGATGGAGACTTAACAGGTGACTTAGATACTATTATTGATTCAGTTGCGTCAGGAGGCTCTACAGAGACTGTAAGTGATGTTAACGAAGAATGGACATATAATGCAGCTACAGACAGCTTTATAAGCTCTACTAGAGGCGACAGTGTGCCTAACGCAGGTAACGCTGTTCTTAAAGACGGTGGAGTGTACACAGTTACTCCTATTATAGGAACTGACGGCGTTGCCGCAGAACACGTAGTAGATGCAGAGACGAACAAGTCTGTTGGGATACTTAACGTAGACATAAACACAGGAATGCCCACAATAACTAATGAAACAACTACTGCTGTTACTGCTGAGGTTCCTGTCACTAGCGCTGATACTACTGGGACTACCGATACTGCTGTTGTGGATACTAGTGGAGGAGCTGTTAAACCACCTGACACAACACCTACAATAACAGCTACTCCTACAATAACACCTACGCCGCCTACAGTAACAACACCAACTAATGGCACTGACGGAGTTGATGGCATTGACGGAGTTGACGGAACTGATGGTAGAGACGGAACTGATGGTGGTGACGGAACTGATGGTAGAGACGGAACTGATGGTAGAGACGGTAGAGACGGTTTGACAGGTTTGTTAACACTCAACACTATAGCTACACCGTTAGCTGATGAGATATTTACAAGTGAGTTTAAAATGGATTACTTAAAGCCTGAATTTATAGGCTTGCTCGATCTAACTAGAGGAAGGACTGTATAATGGCAGGTTTATTTGACAACTTAGCAACTGGCGTAGGTGCTATCTACGGCTTTGATAAAGCAATTTCTGACGTTCAAGATGTTGGTAGTCAAGCATTGCAACGTGCTGAAACAGCGGCTACACAAGTAGGACAACAAACGGAGTTTAAGCCGTTCACTGTAACGTCTGGAATTGGCGGTGTAACAACAACACCTACTGGCGGCATAACAACTACGTTAACACCTGAGCAGCAAGCTATACAGCAGCAGTTACAGAGCTTTGGCACTGGCGCGTTTGGTATGCTCGGTAGTCCAGAAGAGCGTGCAGCTGAGCAGGCTAATGTAATTAGTATGTTGACAGGTGCAGGCGGTGGCTTGCAGCAACGTGAAGCTGACATCATGCAGCGTCTACAGGCTGCTGTAGCTCCTGAGCAAGAACGTGCGCGTTTACAGTTAGAACAGAGACTAGCTAACCAAGGCAGACTTGGTGTACAAACGTCTATGTTTGGCGGTACACCAGAGCAGCTAGCTTTAGAGAAGGCTCTAGCAGAACAGCAGGCAGGCTTGGGCGTTAGCGCTATGGAGCAGGCACGTGCTGAACAACAGCTACAGTCTTCACAGACGTTAGCAGGCTTGCAAGAAACACGTCAGCGTCTAGGATTACTTGGACAGACAGGTTTGCAAGCACTGCAGCAGTCTTATATGCCACAGCAACAGCTGCTACAAACGCTAGCGCCTTCTATTGATATTGCTAACATTGCAGGAGCAGGTCAGCGTCAAGGCGCACAACTTGGTACTTCAATGATTCAAGCAGGGTTAGCGTCACAGCTTGGTGCTGAGACAGCAGCTTCTAATTTGCGTCAGCAGCAGATACAAGCCATCACTAACTTGCTTGGTGGTCAGCGTGCTAACACTGAAACTGGTGTGACAGAGCAAACTGGTTTGTTGCAGAGTATTATAGATAGGTTTAGAGGTGGAGACACTACTGCTACAACACCTACAATAGCAGCACCTGCGCCTGTTGAAGGTTCTTTAGAGTTTCTACGTCAGCAAGGAGTTGCTTAATTATGGCTAATATAGATATTACAGGGCTGTTCTCTGACGTTCTGGGCAGTACACAGCAGCAGCAGACGGAACGTGAACTACAGCGTCGTGACGCAGAAACACAAGCTAACTTAGTAGGCACGTTAGGCGGCATGGCGGCTTATTTAGCGCCACAGCGCTCTGCTGCGTTAAGTTCTGCTGCAGGCGGCTTGCTCGGTCTTGATACACGTACAGAGGCTGACAAGCTAAAAGAGCAGCTAGAGTCTTTAGGAACACCAAGTACGCCAGAAGAGCATCAGCAATATGCTGACTTGCTTGATAAGCTGCGTCCCGGAAGCGGCGTGCAGTACATGATGTCTGTTGCACAGGAGCGTCGTGAGCAAGAAGCTCTTGACATAGACAGCGAACGCAATGAAATATCTAGGATACAGGCAGAAGCTGCAGCAGGACAGGTCACGCTAGGCGAAAAGCAACTAAAATCTTTAGACGCAGAACGCCTAAGACTAGACACTAGAGAAGAAGAAAACAGAAAATTACAGAAGTTAGAAATTGATGCAGACAACGCAAGAACTACAGCTTTAGCAGACCAAACCAGTGTTACAGCCATAAATTTAATTAACGACGCTTTTAACGCCAGTGAAGAAGCTCGTACCGCAGGCTTAGAAGCTAAACAAATTGCAGATGACTTGGCAAGACTATCTCCTACAGCAGGTGCGTTAGGTAGGTTTGAAGAATCTAAAGACAGGTTTTTTGGTACTGAAGGAGCAGTAAGTGACCTACGTACTAGAATAAACAAAATGACAGTCAACATTGTTATGCAGGGTCTGCCTCCAGGAGCTGCGTCAGATAAAGACATAGAACTAGCTCAGTCTACTGTGCCTACGTCTACTATGAACCCTGAGATGCTAGAGTCTTACTTTAGAGGTGTTGCTAAAATATCAGCACTCAACTCTTATAAAGAACGTTTAAAAGTTAATCACCTTAGCGAAAACAACGGCAACATGGCAGGCTTTATTGAAAAGTGGGAAGCAGCTCAGAAAGAAGAAGGCTTCCTAGATACTATTAAAGAAGCGTCTGGGTATGATTGGGTTAATGAAGACAAGTTAAAAGAGCTTAACGAAGAGTCTGCTGCTAACAGAAAAGCGGCTTTAAAGGCTGACGCTGCAGCTATAGAGGCAAGAAAAAAAGAAGAAACACAAGACTCAAGAGTTAGGGCTGCAAAGAGAGCGCAAGCACTAAACAGCACTCGTGGCTACACACTTTAAGGGAAGGCTAATGACTGATTTTGACAAAATGACAGAAGAAGAGCTTGTCAAGTGGATAGCAGAAAACGACCCAGATCGTAGAACTATGTTTCGTGACGCAGGTGACTACCTAAAAGAAAACCTAGACCTTCCTGCAGGCATTGGCGGCGCTTTAGCAGGAGCTGCTGCAGGCAGTGCTGTCCCTGTAGTAGGCACAATAGCAGGAGGAATTATAGGCGGTGCTTTAGGCACAGGTTTAGGCAGCGCTGCTTCTGATGTCTTGGAAGACGGAGAAGTAGATGCTTTAGACGTTGCAGGCAGTGTTGCAGGCAGTGTTGCTATTGACCTTGCTACTTTAGGGCTAGGCAAAGTAATAAGCCCTATTGCTAAGTCTCTAGGCATGACTCCTTCGTCTTTGTTGTCTGCAGGTCAGAAGAAAGGTCTGCAGTTAGCTGATGAGTTGCTTGACATTAACAAAGTACAAGGCGGTACGCTTGAAAGCGCTCGAATAACACAGCAATTTCTAGCAAGTGAAGGCGGTAGCTTGTCAGCTTCTCAGACAGGACAGGCAGGTTTCTTTAGACGATTGTCTGAAGGCATTGGTGATATTGGTATTTTGTCAGGAAGAACAGCTAGAGCGCGTGTTGCACAGAATAACAAGATTATTTTAGATAGCGTTGATGAGCTGACTGCTAGAGCGGGAGCAACTCCGCAGACAGCAGAGGCTATTGGAGAAGAATTATTTGGCATCATTGAGTCAGGTAAGCAAGCAGCTACTAAAATGTACGGAGACGGTTTAGACAGTATTATAAAGCAAACTGGCGACACACGAATAAACATTGGACAAATCAAAGGGGCGTTAACAGCCTTTAAGAAAAAGTACGATAGTCCTATAGGAAGCTCTCTAACAAAATCAGTTGAGAAGCAAGCCGATCAGTTGATAATGGACTTAACTAACTCTCCTGAAGTAGCAACACTGCTTAACAAGAACGTCAAAGAAGCTACTGTAGGGCAGCTTATTGACTTCCAAAAGCGCGTAGGTAATCTCATAGACGAGGCTATGCCAAACTCTGCAGGTGCTAATCCTGTAGCTGTGCGTCAGTTAACAGAGTTGTCGCAGATGATTAAGGGCGGTGTTTACAGGTCGTTACGCAACCACTCACCTGAAGTAGCTAAGACTTACAAGACAATGAACAAAGTCTACAGCAACACAACTAAGAACTTGTTACCAAAGATAAACAAGAACTTTGCTAACGCAGCTAAGAACGGAGACTACCACACTTTGGGTAATATGCTCCTTACTAACAAGAACAACAGCAAGATAAAATCAATGATGGACAGCGTAGACACTGCTTACGAAGCGTTAGCTAAGGCAAAAATTAAGCCGACAGGCGTTGCTAAGACAGCTGAAGCAGCTAAGAAAAAGATAAAAGAAGGTTATATGCAGAACGTCTTTAAGACACTGACAAGAGACGCAGACCCTGTGCAGTTTGCTAAGTTTGCTAGAGATGCTTTGCATCCAGAGAACGCAGCAAAGGCTAGGACTATTTTAGGCGACCAAGACTTTGGCAGATACAAGTTAGTTCTAAATACGCTCATTGACAATTCTAAAGGTGTCGATGATACAATGTTTGGTCTTGCTTTCCGTCAGAGGGAAACAGCAGGTGTCGCAGGACTACTTGGTGCAGGAGGCGCAGGCGCTGCTTTGACTTCTGCTCCGGCTTTAGCAGGTGTTTTGCTGCTGCCTGAAGTGATGGGAAGGTGGGCAACTAACCCTAAAGCAGTTAACAAGCTCCTGAACCTAAACCAGAACATAACTAAGTTCACAGACGCTAAGTCACTGGCGCTAGCTGTTGATGACATTATCAAGATAGCTATACCAGACAAAGAAGAAAGAGAGCAACTAGGCGCTGATATAGAGATTGGTTACTAGCTACTTCATCGGCGGCGGTGACATCAAGAGAATAACACGCGCTACACAATCTGTCAACACAAAGGAGCATTAATATGCCAATGGTAAACGGTAAGAAGTATAGCTACACAACGAAGGGTAAAGCAGCAGCTAAGAAGGCAGCAGCGAAGAAAGGTATGAAGCCTAAGATGACTAAGAAGAAGAAGTAATGGCGTACACTAAGCCTACTCTGCGAGAGCGCATCAAGAACAAAGTGATGGCAGGCTCTAAAGGCGGCAAATCAGGTCAGTGGTCTGCTAGAAAGGCTCAGTTAGTCGCTCAGGAGTATAAAGCCAAAGGCGGCGGTTACTCTGGCGGCAAGTCCAGTGGTCAGAAGTCACTGTCTAAGTGGACTAAAGAGGATTGGGGTACTAAGTCAGGCAAGCCGTCTACGCAGGGTAAGAAAGCGACAGGAGAGCGTTACCTGCCTAAGAAGAAGCGTGACGCAATGTCGAAGAAGGAGTACGCAGCTACGACAAGGAAGAAGAGGGCTGACACTGCTAAAGGTAAGCAGTATTCCAAGCAGCCAAAGAAGTAACCTAATCCTCTGTGCTACCTTAGGATCGTCCTGCGGACGTACACAAAAAAGCCCTGTAGAGATTGGGATGCTCTACAGGGCTTTTTCTTACTCGTCAGTTAACTGTTTTATTACCTTCCTACCTCTAATAATAAAATCATTAACCTTCTCGTCTTCTTCCATAAGCTGTCTCAGGCTGTGTGGTATGTGGTCTACGTCCCAGACTATCCTACACACACAAGCTGAACCAACCTCTTTTAGTGTTATACAGCCGTTACAGTAACGACCCACTAGATGCCACAGACACCAGAGGCACACACAGTCTCGCTATTCTCCTCAAACACAACACCCTTGTGCTTCATAGCTTCTTTGTAGCTGCACATCGTTAGCGGCTGACCACCTCGCGCACCGTCAGGGTAGCAAGTAAAGCCTCGCAGACGTGGTGCATACTTAGCCAGTATTGCAGCAAACTCCATCACACGGTCTTCGTTGTTGCCTTCACTGCCCCACGGCGGTAGGTTAATGGTAGACGATATAGACATATCAACATAGTCTTGTACGTCAGCTTGGAACTTCAGCCGCCGCTCAAAGTCATTCACCATAGACGATGATGTCTGTATCTTGTCAGGGTCTAAGCCGTGTGTAGTAATCAGGTCTTCAGCTGTAGCATCTACAACGTACTCATACTTCCACTTGTCACCACCAACTAAGTAGCGGCGCTTGTAAGCAACAGCGTACAGAGGCTCTATGCCTGTTGTAGTGCCTGCGAGTATCCCTATAGTACCTGTAGGAGCGATTGCACGATACGCAACAGGGCGACTGATGCCACGGGTGTCACAAAGAAGATTAGCAGCTCTTTCCGATTCATCTCTAAATACCTCTAGCCACCTGTGCAGCTCTTCTGTTACTTCGTAGTCACTGCCACGCTTTAGCAGAAACTCGTGCATACCCATTAAACCA